CTGTGACGGAAGCCGGGGAGGCCGCAGTCCAGGACACCCCCGAGGAACCCGCCCCCGAGGAAACCCCCGAGGAACCCGCCCCCGAGGAAACCCCCGAGGAACCCGCTCCCGAGGAAACCCCCGAGGAACCCGCCCCCGAGGAAACCCCCGAGGAACCCGTTCCCGAGGAAACCCCCGCGGAAGCTCCGAGTGATCCTGACACAAATAGTCCTGACCAGCCTTCTCCTGATACCAACAACGTGGATAGTGAAGAACCTGTTACGTTGGATCCTGTGGATACTGCCCCGGATGATACTGAAAATATTCCTGAGGATGTGCCAGAAGATTCTCCTGTGGATACTACGGAGGATACTCCTTCAGATCCTGAAGCAAACGCTGCCAGCGATCCTGCTGTGGATACTACTGAAGAAGATGATATGAACGACGACGACATTGTAGCCGTCAACAACGAAGAAGACACGATTCCCGCACCCACATCTGACCCCCAAATGGGAGACATTTATCCGAATGAAAATATCACCTTTTCTGTCGACAATCCGGCACCACAAACCCCGAACCTTGTGTTTATTGTTCCTTACCGTAATCGCAAACAACAATACGAATTTTTTTCGAGTCACATGAAAGTAATTCTAGAGGATTTACCCGCGAATTCGTACCGAATATTGTATATTCATCAACAAGATCAGCGTGAATTCAATCGCGGGGCCATAAAAAATATCGGATTCATCACCGTGAAAAATCTCTACCCCGACGATTACCAAAATATAACTCTCGTGTTCAACGACATTGATATTATGCCTTATACCAAAAACTTTTTGAATTATTTTACCACGCCGGGTACTGTAAAACATTTTTACGGATTCACGTTCACCCTGGGCGGAATCGTCTCAATTACTGCGGGCGACTTCGAGAAAGTGAACGGGTTTCCGAATTTCTGGGCGTGGGGATACGAAGATAATATGCTACAAAAACGCGTGGCTAGTGCGGGGCTCAAGATTTCACGTGACCAATTTTACCCGATTTTGAGTCAAGAAATGCTCCATTTTTCAGAAGGCATCACCCGCAACATTAACCGTACCGAATACGACATTTATCAATCAAATACCCAGGAAGGTATTAATACGATATCCAACATACAACAAAACATAGACCATGATACCGGATTTGTAAACGTAACCTATTTTTATACTTCGCGAGAAGAGAACACGACCACCAAAGCAACGTACGATTTACGCAATGGCGCAACCCCGTTCAAAACCATAACTGCCGCGGGATTAATGAATAACAAACGTCGCAAACCGGCGGCGATGCCCATGATGTTGTAATCTAATCACACATAAATCGGTAGGTCAAACCAATGTTTTCCGAATCTTCCCAAATACCGGATATTTTGAGTACAAACCGCTTGGGCACCGCAAAATTTGTACCGCGCATTTTATCACTCATAATTTTGTAATGTATTTTGATTAATCCGTTTAATAACTGATTTTTCAAAATAGTCATGGATCGTTTAGTACAATGATAAATGTTTTTATAAAATTCCAATATCGAATTCTCAATACTGATTAAACGATTGACGATCCTTTCGTTAAACGCCAACTTGGGCTGTAATTTAACAAAAAACTTTGAGCCACCGTTGTAAGATACATTTCGGGTATCAATGTCTCGCACCTCTTTGTCACGGGTCAATATACGGGTATATTGTTTTTCGGAATGGTCGGCTCTGACGTTGTAATCAATGATACCGTCCAACAACAAATCAACCATTAAAAAAATGCCATGAGATATAAAAAAATGATCAGAATAGACGATTTTGGTGAACTTACCGTCCATGATGATGTTTTTTTTATTATCCAGGATGAATATATTTTGAATGTGAAATTGTGACAAATCGTAGACTATATTCGCGACATTTTTTTCACCTTCTTTTGAAATTTTGGAGTGGACCGTATTTGATTGATTTGTTTCAGTATGGGGTTTTAACATAAATGATGAACTTATAGTAATTGTAGTAGAAGCATTTATTTCAGTTTATCATAATAATAAAAATTCAATATTATATATATTATATATATTAAAGAATGGCATCACCCGATGTATTTAGAAATGATTTAAAGTCTTCCAATTTGAAATGGAAAGGAATATCGTATCAACAATTGGCTTCTGGGATAAAATTAAATACTTATGCGAAAAATACCGTTTTATTTCCCAAATTACTGATGAAGGCCCTTCCTCTACAAATATATCGTCGCGAATTGGGAAGTACTGCCACCAAATGTAATCCGAGAACATCATTGATCGGACAATTTGACAACCCAGGACAGACAATTGTCACCGCTTACCCCACCAAAAACGGTTTAGCTCTAACCTTGGACAAAAAAAACATAAATTACGACAACAACTCTTGCCAACATCCGAATGCTCCATCCAATAGTCAACAAACTTGCCAGGCGTTTCAATCGCCTCAAATCAACGCGAAACGTAGAGTAAGAAGTGCCGGAATGGTACGTCTCAAGTACAATAACGTAAGCTCAAACTATTTTACCGACACTAACCAATATTTGACCAGTCGCAACCGCACATTTCAACAAAATCAGTATTTCCATATTCGCCAAGGTGACCCTACCGCCACACCCGGAACTTTAGGCGCCGTCAATAACATATATTCCGCGAACGGTTACGACAATTGTCCAAAGTTTCTTGTCTCGGCACCCATTACATACCAATACACGTGGTTGAACAATGGCACAAATGTAGGTCAATCAAACACCAGCGTTTTTACGGTAACCATTCCGGTAGGATTGTACAATATCGATGATTTCAATAATATATTAAACAGTACGATGTTGACCAATTTACACTATATGACCAAAATGATCACAAATACCCCATTTTTCTTTTTGACGTTCACTTACAACGGAAATTTGGATCGTGTGGTATTAACCTCTACTTCCATGAGTACTTCCACATTTTTACCGAGTTTACTCTACAAATACCCCAATTTTAAGGTACAAACTTGGTCCGTGCCGTCTACTGCGTTTAATCCCCAAGTTACTATTCCCATTCAACCCATTTTCCAATCGGGTCTCGGTTTCGCTAGTGGTACATATCCTGCCACCGGAAACAGTACGACAGATCAGACGAGTACGGGAACGGGCCAACCTTCATTGAAACGTAATTATGTACCAATTTATTACAAACCGAACAATCCGGAATTCGCTTGTCAAGGTGCAGTTTCGGGAAGCAGTTTGATCGCCCGAAAGAGATACGACGCGATTACCAACGCGGCAAATAAACTACGCACATCATACGGAATTCAATCCGCGGATGCGATGGCCTACGGTGTTCCCGGACCGGGTTATACTCTCAAAGATCGCGTTGGATTTCCCGTAATCAAAACTCCGGTCATTACTAAAAATAATACAGAAAAACTCTGTATCATTAACCGTCGTATACGTAATTTACGTAACGGCTAAAAATAATAATACGCGACGTCGTGATCTACACACCACTGTATACATTTTTGTAAGTGTATTTTAATCAAATTTTCCAATTTGTTGTTTTCCGGGTGTTTATTTTTAATGGGAAATTCGGGTTTTTTTGATCCGAATGATGTGGAGGATTCTATGGTTGCCAATGAATTGGTAATATCAGAATTGCTATTCGCTTCTTGGTTCGTGCGATATTGCTCGTCAGTAATGTACCGACCAATGTGTTTGTTCTTGGTTTCAATCAAAATAATCGTCTGATAAATATTCTCTATTTGCTGTTGACCAAAAATCGCATTGTATTCTTCAATTCTATATAAAAAATATGCCGAAATATGTAAATTGCTCAAAAAGCGCGATACATACACTTCTCGTCTTGAATAATCCATCATTTTTTGAAACGCCATTTTGATGTTGGGGAAAATGTGTGAATCGTTCGGAAAAATAAAATGTTTACACACCAAATATTTTTCCGAATTCGCGTATCGGCTGGTCTGTGGTTTGGTAATATATACCTTTTTGTAGACCGACGACAAAATATACAGAATGTCCAATGTGTGTTCCATGAACGTATCAAACAGTTTCAGTACAAAATGTCCACCTTGTTTTTGTAAACAAATTGCGTAACACATTTGTGCGAATAAGAGGGGCGCAATGTTTGATTCTTGCTGATTAAAGTCGGCAGAAAAGTCAAATCCACCGTCGGCCGTAATAAAATCCATAGAAGAACCGTAGAGTTCTCGGCAATGAAGCAAGTTTTCTAAAGATAGAATGTTTCCTGTACCGTCCGCACCAGTTTCAATGTGTACATTCGGGTTGGATCGAATAAAATGTTCGCTTTTTTTCCACCCAGGAATGTTTGAGTCGTTATTGGAATGATGATTTTGCGGAGCAGTCGTGTCATCCAATATTGTCATTCCGATGTACTGATCGTTTCGGTTTTTGCGTAAATTTACCATCGCTTCAATGAATCCACCGGGACCTTCCGCCAAATGAAACGTACGAATGGCCGATTTTTGCGGGAAAATCAACATAGTAGGCTGCGGAAAACTCGGGTTATGATAATCAAAAAAAAAGAACCGCAGGATTTCTATCATTTTGAAATAAGAACGCGAGAGGGGCTTGTATTTGGAGACACACTTGTTTTTACCGGGGATAAGTGTATTGATAAATTCATAAGGGTTTGTATATTTTTTGAAGAAATCCCACTCTTGTTCGAATCCTCTTATTTTGTTTTTGATTTCGTACAAATAATTGGACAATGAATTCGAAATAAATATTTCGGGACAATCCTCGGAACAAAGACAATCTATCGCTTTATAAATATACATATTTACATTGGGTAATAAAAAATACAACATATATTTTACACAAAACTATTGGATAAGATATATTCTAAGAACAATACGGTTTATATTCATTTATGGAAACAAAAATTTATCCACCGTGGTTCTAACGCAAAAACTACGATGTACAATGATTCCCAGTATGAACAGTACCACGGCATTCATCCAAAACGGATACCCGTTCAAGAGTGAAAAAATATAAGCAAAAATGAGAACCACGGAAACATCCAAAATCGAAATTTCCAGTATACGATATTGACGTAATCCTTTGCGCGTACCGGCTTCTCCTAATAAATTCTTGTATTTGGCTAAACCGGGAAAAGGACAACTCATTCTTGAGATGGTTTTACCGGTTTCTTAATCTTTATGGAGAATTTCTTTGGTGGCTCCGACGGCGCGGGCGGGGCAGGAAGTACCATCGGCGGTTCCGGGCTTTCTTTCACGGTAGATACCACCACGTTTTCCTTTTCCAAAGGTACATCCACCACTTCGTTGGTCGATGCCAGAATAGTAACACGTTTTCCTTTGGGAGCTTTGATTTTGATCTTTTGAGAACCTTGGCGTTCAGATTGTTTCAAGATTTTATGTTCCATTTCCGATAAAATGGGCAATTCAATGTCACGCTTCATATGTAACTTGAATACCTTCTCCGCATTCACCCGCGTCGCTTTACGGAAAACAAAATAGCGGTTCAGAAAGGAAATGCGTTTTTCGTCGGTTGACATATTTACCGCAGTACCATATTCGCTAGAAATATGGGGTTTTCGCTTAATTTCCGACATCATGTGTTCAAACATTTCATGAAATAGCCCGGTTCCCGCGGGCAAACCCATTTGTTTTGCGGCAACGTCTTCGACTAACGCAAAACCGTAATCACTCATGACATTGACTAAATAGTCAAAATTGACCAAATATTCCCGGAAAGTTTTGTTGATAGTTTCTTGGTATACATTGATGGGATACCCAATACTTGTATCGTCGGGAACAAACCCGGTATGCGAATATTTTTTAGTCAATTCGAATATTTTACGGTCACCGTCAAAGATCACCATGGATTCGCCTTCGTTTTTGTTTTTCAAGAGTTTGAATACGGTTTCACCATCGTAGCACGTGCCGATGAAATGACCATTCAACCGGGTACACTCGGCCAAATTTCGCAAAAAGCGGTGAAGAGTCGCCTTGTTTTCCCAAAAATAGTGTAGAGCAAATTGGCAAGAACTCACATTGAAACCGTCTTGTGCTACACCATACTGTTTATACACCCCGTCGCCGAGTAATTTGGCATCTTTCGGTCCGTTACCAAATACTGCGTCGGCGATGGACTTATCCTTGGGCGTAGAAAAGGCGTCTCCGTTACGAATAAGTTGGGCAGTTGTTCCGTTTACAAAAAGCGCCGCCGGGATGGGTTTCACTTTCCGACATAACTTCAAATAACGCGCACACGCACCATCTAAGCGGTTATGAATATTGGGCACGGAGATATCGATACCAAACACAAACGACAGTTCTGCTTTGATCCACTTGGACAAATCTCCCGCTTTCCCTACCGCATAATCTATCAAAGTATCTTTGCGTTGTGATACGGCCAAAATGAGATTACGTTTTACATACAGATTATGAAAATCGCGTAATCCGGCGGTACGTTTTTCGCTTCCTGTTCCTTCGCCCAATGCACCCAAACGGTTGTAATATACTCCTTCACCCGCGGCACCTTCATCGGAAATATCCACCATTTCGGGTATATCCAGACCATCCGTGATCATTTTTTTTGTCACGGGCCGATGAATGGATTGCCAATTCGTGTTTGCGACATGATACGCGTTGCCGAAATTATTCAATCCGTTGCGCAATTCGGTGGTTTTATCGTAGCGTACTCGAAGCGGTTTCCATCTCCACCCGGGCGCATTCGTCGGATGATAACTGAATTCCACAATCATATGATCTTCGAAATATTCGCCTTCTTCACTATAGAGCGCCAAATGTTGATTTTTGTCTTCGCGCAATAAGATGTTTGCGTAACATGCGTTCGGATCGTAAGGGTCGGTAGGTACAAATTTGACAGGTTTGTACAAGGATACATTTTCATTGTCGCCAAAGACGGGCAATTTACCGTTGACCAAGTCTTGAAACGGTTGAAGAAATCCGTCCGTTTTTTCATTAAATCCGCAACGAAGTTCGAGGGTTTTATATTGGACAAAATTCTGAAGTCCTTCCACATTTTTGCCATCTTGGAATATATGATGAATTTCGTCCTTGCCGTGTTTGTCCTTTTTAATGGAAACCAGGAAATCAATGGTGTTGAACTCGGGCGGTTTCCATTTGAACGAACGTTCCCAAGAAATCTTTTGTAATTTGGCCGCCGATCCTACCTTATCCACACCTACCCCGGTATCAGAAGGAGTAAAGATAAGACCGTCCGTGTTGTATGGATAAATTCCGTCGTCGATGTCCGAGAGAATTTTGGCACACGCCTGGAAAATGGTCACTCCAGGTGAGGTCATACAGAACGTTTTACATTTAATCTTGAAATCACACGCCTTGTTCTCTTGATCGCCCTCTTTGTTACCTACCAAAATGGAAACCGGATTCAGTCGCGCAATGAATTGCTGTAACAAGGACAGACGGTATCTCACCGCTGACTCGACACCTTTATGGGTTTCTCCGTCTTCTCCTTTTTTCTGTTTTTTATCACGTATTTCCGAAACCGACAATTTCGACGTGCGTTTGTCGTCAATAAACGCGTCTTCTACCGTGTCGCCATCCTCGAAATCTAGGGGTGGTTCTTCGCCAGTTTTGGCAAACCCGTATTCTCGGGTACTTTTTCGGTGAACAAAGTAAATATCAAACGCCGCATACAGTTGTATAAGATTACCCATTTTATCGTATTTTATGAATTCGCCGTCGATGATGCTGTCAAACAACCCTTTGTTTGTCGTCTTGGCACCGGTAAATATTACATTCATGTTGGTATCGATCATGTATATCCATCCTTTAGAATTTACAAATATAAGTCGACGTTCTCCGTCCGCTTTATCAGTAACGGTGTAGTGTTTACGAATGTTGGGAACTAAAGAGTGTTGCGCATGTTCAACAATATTTTCTATTTGTAACGTAACGGATGAAGGTCCGATAAAGTCACGGTTTTGTACACGACCTTGTTGATACTCGTCACCTCGAATTATTTTCATATATTCAAAAAGAACCTCGTCCTTTTCTGCGTAAGATATGGGATATGCCGTCCCCTGGAGTCCGGAAAGTACAATACGAATGGTTTTTCTCACGAGATCCACCAATTTTGTAACCGTATTCCATTTGGTACCCGTTCCAACCCGTGTATTATCGATCTCCATCTCGATTTCGTAGGTTTCAACACCCTGTAGAACCCCCGACTCTTGAACGTCGTAGGTTTTAACGAATTCACCGCGATTGGAGCGAGAACTTCGTACAATACTGATGTCCGCAAATATGGGCAAATCGGGGTGGGTGAATCGCACACGGTTCAAATAACGAAAAGACTTCAGTTTTTCGGTCCATTTATCCAAAATGCCGCGAATAAAGTCGGATCTTGCGGTGGAATTCTGTTCCAACTGATAAGATACTTTCAGATTGAAATCGTCAAACATCACAGGACGGATTCGTTCACCCTTGTATTCGGGGAGACTCTTTTGAGTGAACTTGATTTTATCGTAGGTAGTGGAAGGCATATCCAACAGTTTTTGAATACTGTTGGTGCGACAGTATTCTTGAACAAGATCGAGACCAACAATTTCCGTGCGTATATTTGACATTGACATATTTCCCCGACTATCCATGTATTCGTGGAAAATGCGCAAGCTATGAAATCCCTCCGGCAAAGTTGTTTTGAATCCACATGAATATAAATGTTTAACTACATTGTCATAGTCGATTCGGGAAGTTGGCTTGTATTTTCTAGTATTTGAATTGAAACGAATTTCCACCTCGTTAACCTTGCGATCATTTCGTTGAATAGGATTACTTGCTAAATAAGCCGTCAACAGCGTTTCTAGTTGGTCTTTCGCTTGATTTTTAGATGTATTGTTGGGGCGATCCTGATTTTGCTCGGATTCCTTGTTCATAATATATTAATTAAATGGTATACAATATATAATAGTATAACATTATATTGTTATTTTGGATTCAATTTTTATGGCAGGTTCAATATAACTGTCATCTTAGTTCAAATCCCTACGATATATCGAACACCGAAATACAATATTATAAAGAATAGTGTGAATATACAAAATAGATATATACTTGTACACATATAACCTCGTAAAACATACGGATTAAAAGAGTGTGTCGCTTCAACGGTGAGAATACTCATATTATTAGATATAATTATATCATCTCCATGATGTAACCTGGAGACATGAACCGCCTCAGGTAAAATCTCGCGAGCTATTATTGGTTCATCTGCGGCGTGTATTTTATGCATCATATAAATTATCTAGATTATCTACATAATCTACATACATATACACCAAGATCGGCGTCTACCAAAAATAACTATAATCACATGTACATTCCTGCGGTTGTTTCGCAGATTTTCGCATATATTTCGGGTTTTTTGTATTTCTTACCCGTCTCCCACACTATTTTCAGAGGCCCCGTCATGGCCATCAATTCTTCCGTTTTGTAGTTTGAAATGGCCTTAAGAGGCAAATCAAAACAGTCGAATTTGAACAGCTTACTGCACATACCGTCGATTTTTTGTTTCAGTTCGTCCGCATTTTCAGACAGTTCAACACTGTAATCCGTCTTGCCCCGCTTATACAATACCATGGGGTCGTCGGATTCTTCCCCAAATTCCATGTACATTCGGTCGGGCAAATGTTGTTCGTCTACATTGATTACCAAAATGCGTTTGTTATAGTACATGGAAAACATCATCAGCATATCCATCGTAACGCGTTTGTTTGTCATAAAATCCGACATAATCTCTTGAAACAGTACTTTGGTAACTTTTTTACCCCCCGTTTTAACCGTACCTGGCGACTTTTTCATCTTTTCCATCATTTTTTGTTTCTCTTCGATTTCGGTGTTTCCGTAATGGTGTGCGATTTGTTGATAGGTTTTGAACCCGTATATACCAATATAAATACTCCAAAACAGGTTGTCGGCACGACGGGGAAGATGCCAAGATTGGGGGTCTTTCACGGGTTCTGCGACCGGTTTATTTGGGAGAATTTCCGGAACCTCTGATTTGGGCGGCGGTTCGGAAATAATTTCCCGGATGGACTGAACCGGAGTTACATCTAGCCATTTTCTAAAAATATACGGTTCCAAAATATGGAGTTGATATGGTTCATCAAATTTCTTGTTCTGAAAAAAAATTTGATGAAAAATGGTCATGTCTTTCTAATGAATAACCCCACATATCTTTAAATGCGTTTATTAATATATTTTGTAAACACGACACCATTTTCCGAGGTAATTGTGCCATTACACCGGAATAAACCATAATCAATGTATGGGAAAAACCGGTCACACGATATCTCGTTATTCACGTCACAAATGATGTTTATAATGAGTTCTTTACACCGTGGATGTTGTATCGCCTCACAGTAGAGTTTTTCACCGCCAATCACAAACCGACGATTTATTTTACAGTTGGGCACGTTCAATCCGAGGGCTTTATCGAGGGAAGACACGAAATATGTATCAGGATAATCATTGGATTGCGACCATGTCGTTTGAGAAGTGACAACCACATTGATACGGTGTTTCAAAGGCTTACAATTCAAACTCTCAAAGGTACATCGGCCCATGATGACCATGTTTTTTTCGCCCACTAGGCAATCTTTGGTGGTCTCGTCACGAAAAAATGCCAGGTCGTTGGACTTTTTCCAAGGAATCATGTTCTCATAACCGATTCCACGGTCTGTTGACCGAAACGCCGCAATTATAGAGAAGTTTCTCGGATTCATATCTGTATATGTATTTTCTTACATAATAGGTTTATGTAAGAAACATTATTTTGTTGTGAGAAATCAATAGTTTTCCAGATTATTTTCGGTAAAAAAGGTGTTTTTGAATACATTTTTTTTTGACTCTATCGGTAACAATAGATCTTCTTGGTCGTGTACATATGTCAAATAATGTTGAATTTCATCTAAACATTTTTCAGGTAAAAACGACAGATTCACGAATACCCCACTTTTATTTTCGTTGATTTTCACAGAAGCATGGGTTTTCATAATTTTTAGAATCTCAATCTGGTGATTTTTGGTCATTCCCTCAATTGTACGTTTTATTTCTTCTAATTTCAAAAAAAAATCTGGCGATCTATGTTCAGTCATGTGTATTTTTGTATTATGATCATTTTATATGATTTTTCTAACTATTTATTTACTTGCTGTTACTGTCGCTGTTACTCTCACTTTCACCATCACTGTCATCATCACTGTCATCATCACTGTTCTCATTTTTTTCCATATTTTTACCGATAGATCCACCAATTTGTATCCGAGCTTTACCCTTATTCGTTTTATTACTAACGATTTGTTCCGTAGGAGGTCTATCCATTAATTTGCCAATAACGCATACATATGGATCATTGAGTTCGTAGCGAATACCAATGACCTTGACATAAATTGTCGTGTTTTCTTTCACAGATTGAAAATAACGATCCGTGTTATGGTGATCACGTGCTACGAAAATAGTTACCGGGACGATTTCGCCATCTATCACTTCGGCATGAATCCCCGCTTTGGTAATCGTTTTGGTTTGACACTCAATGATCATTCCTTCTACCGGATGACAAATTTTACAAGAGAACACCACCTGAAATTCAATATATTCGGTATTAATCAGCCCCGACGAATAATTAACAATCCGGATCGAACCCGGACGTATGAAGCCTTCTTCGATACATTTTGCTTCCATTTGTGTAGACAGCTTTTTCTGAATATTTTCCTTGATGTTTCTACCGATTTCCGTGATAGATAAAATGATTTTTTTGGTCAACATGGAATCGATATACACGCCGTATACTCTGGATTTTTCCGAGTCTTTTGCTTTGAGCTGAATATTTCTAGCATCTGGGCGGTTTGGTCTTTTCATCATGTTAGTTCTAAATATATAATAGAATATTATTATATGTTTATATGATGTTTCAATTTCAATTTTATCATGTATCGTCCACTATTTTGCGGTTTTACCGGTATCTCTGGTGTATTTCATGATCCCGTTCATGAGAACCTGTTCATAGTTCAAAAACCAGATTTTGTTGTTTGTTTTCTCTTGTTGAAACTTGCGTATGAAAAGTTCCAATACTACCACCAACCGATTTTTGCCTTCACCGAAGATTTTTTTGGCATTTTCGGTATTATATTCAGATTTGCCCAACACTTGATTTATTTTGGTGAGAATATCTTTGGTAAGCGCTTGATTTACCCGGGCCCCACGTTTGTTGACAGAATCCGTCAAATCGCGAACTTTGAATACATATTCGTGCTGGTTCTCAACCCAGTCCATGAACCCGATGACCGTATTCAATTTGTCCTTGTTGAAAATATTTTTATTAATATATTCGGAGGAGCGTATCAACACGTTGGCTTCTGAAAAATCCGCTTTCTGCCACCCGAGTTTTTGAACGTAAATTGGCACATTTTTATTGTCGTCGGAAAGGGCTAAACCCACAGTTCCGTTGGTGGCCGTAATTATACGATCGTCAAAATACTGTTTGATAAGGTAGTCACTGGTCTCAATGGGTTTCCAAGACGGTTGATATATATAATTGAGTATCATCATTTTTTTATCAAAGGCGAATTCGTCCATCATATGATCTATCGCAAATTGTTGTAATTGATCCGTGGTAAACTCGTGTTTCTGAACCAAATAATTCATGATCATGCTGTGATTTTTGTACCAATTGCGTTCTCCGATTGTAATCTTCGTGCCCTCTGAGAATGCTTGGCGAAATTGTTCTCGAATGTCTTTCCATATTTGTTGGGTTTCTTCATCGTCGTGGTTTTTCTCTTTTTCGGCAACATTCTCTTCTGTGCCGACGGTGGAAGTAAATTTATCCGGCAATTCTATGAGAAAATTGCGGGGTTTGTAGTCGACGGGGCGTTCTCGATCATACACCGTAATATTTTCGTCGGTTATTTCCACCGGCTGAAATAAATAATATTGACCCTTATTAATCAAGTTCCCCAATCTACCGTAACGGTCCACCAAATATTCGTTTTTGTTTTCGATCAAAAAGGTAAGTGCGGAATAGATTTGTTCTACGGGGTATTGTTTTACGATATTGATTGCCGATATTAATTCGTCGTGATGAAAGAAAAATCTGCCGCGTTTATTCGTCGTAGGAATGTCTACAAAAAGATCTCGGATACGTTTCAAAATACGCGCCCGGTTTCCTTGTAAAAAATCCTCATTGTACGTCGTTTGGACAATATTTTCCGGACCGGCCTCTGGGGAACAAGTAAAATTACAGTTATCCATATAATCACATATTTCCGTAAAGGGACGGTCCCCAACCTTGTATTCCAATTGTTTACGCGTCGAAGTTGTAATGGAAACCACCGGTTTTTCTACGACGTTTTCAAGGTTCTCTAATGTGTAATTGGTTTGCGCGATATTTAAAATACAGTCTACGGCAGTTTCTTTGAGAACCCGTGACACTGCGCCGATTTTAATCGATTTTTTTTCGGCCAGGCGGTAAACGTAGAGATCCGCAGATTCGGTCTGGTCGTCCAAAATGGTGCCGTGTAAAAATATTTCTACATTACGTTTTTCAAAAGGAAGGCGACAATGACTCAAATTGCGCACCCCGCGTCCGATGATTTGTTCAATGCGGTTCATATTGTACCAAGGTTCCATGACATGTATTTGACGAATGTTTTTAAAATCGACACCTTCACCGGCTGCTTTGGAAATCAAGACGACTTTGACGGTTTCTCCCATACTATTTTGAGGATCGTTCAAAAACTTGATATCTGCGTTGTTGTTGGGTGAGAACGATGCGTCACCTGTAATCATCATGTATTTCGCAGGTTTAAATTTGTGTCCTTCGGGAAGATCTTTTTTGGGTTTCATGGTCATGGAATCAATCGGGTCGGTCGGGGGCGTTTTAAAGAGAGAACGCGTGTGGGATTCGGTTCCTGCGCGGGTAAACCCCATTTCTTCCAATGCCAGAGCTACGGGGACCAAACCGGCATCGATCCACTGTGAAAAGATGAGAACAATGCCCTCCGAATCCCGTATTTTTTCGCAAATTTTTGCGATTTTTGCGCTATATTTGCCAAGGTTCTCCGGAGAAAAAATACGACCGTAGTTGGTGGTTTTATAATCGTACCCGTGATTCATCTGTTTTTCATTCAGCATTTCTTTGAAAGACATAATGTTTTTCAGTCCTTGAGAACCTATAATACTTGGTATCAAAAAAGGGGCATTTTCGGGGGCAATATTCGTATCTAAATCTGGGTGAGGATAAACAATGTTCAATGCTTCCAACGGGGTCTGAAGAGTGGTATAACCAAAAGAATCCATTTGTATGATGGTCGCGTCGTCGTTGGCGAGTTCGAGAACATTGATTTGCGCAGATAATCCCGATTTTTCCGATATTTTGTTTCTCAAAGATTGTATGATCAAATCGTATCCCTTTTTTTGGATATCTTGTATATTTGTTAAATAGAGCGGTAAATGTTCTATTTTTTTGGTCGGATCCATCGGTTTCCCGCTCATTTGTAATGTGGGATAAGTAAATTTACTCAAATTCGCATCGTCGGGATAAACTCGAAACGGGAAGGAATAGGGGTTCTCTCCCCGGATATAAGAAACGTAGCCGGTTAATTTACGTATCAACAAACTACGTCCGTCTTCGGAGCGACTGTTGTCCTTGGTGCGAAAATTACCATATTTATCAAAGACGTCGGAAATTTTGATTTCGTCGCGTTTATCGTTGAGGTTCATCAAATTTGTCATCCAAATGATTTCTTCGTGGGAATTGTACATGGGCGTCGCGGACAACAGCAATAAACGCATATTTTTGGCATGTTTTGCGACTTTCATCAATAGTTCGGCCGTTTTTTTGTTTTTATTTTCGTTTGTAATGCGGATATTATGTACTTCGTCAATAATAATGAGTCGGTCATTAAATACCGCCTGTATTTTCTTGTGTTTGATGCGCAGTCGGTCCTCTCTGTTGTACCCGACACCTTTTACTTCGGTAGAATCATTAATGAAATTCGCAAACTGTGTGTAACCCATGAAAATATAGTGTTCTTTGATGATGGCGCGAACTTGGTTGATGATGTGAGATTTTGAAGTATTTTTCAAATAGGTCGGATTGATTTCTGAAAGAAGCGCATTGCCAACACAGGAAGAAATATTCCACAACCCATTTTCGTGTTTTAGTTTGGTTTCGTCGAATAATTGTAATCGGAAATTATCTTGTACGTTGGGAGATGCAATAATAAGAATCGCTTTTTTCTTACCAGTTTGTTTCATATTAAGTCGAGTTTCTTCTGCTACACCAATGGCTGCACACGTTTTACCTGTTCCGAGTCCGGCGTACATAAGGAGACTGTTGTAGGGAGTATGTGTAGAAAGAAAGTTTTTCACGAAAATTTGGTGCGGCATCAGCTCAAAATCGGAATTACACAAGATCTCGGCATGTTCCTTAAATTCATGAATCGTTCCGTCATATTTGGTATCATTGAATTCTTTGTGTTGTGATAACTTGACGTTGAAATTTGGATCATCCAATGTGGGATAAAGAAAATTATATTCGTCTGAAATAGGTTCCTCGACGGGCTCCTCGGCAACCTCTTCGGTGGGCTCCTCAACGGGTTCTTCCGTGGGTTCCTCGGCAACCTCTTCGGCGGGTTCCTCAACGGGTTCTTCGGCAACCTCTTCGACGGGTTCTTCGACCGGTTCCTCCGTGGGTTCCTCAACGGGTTCTTCGGCAACCTCTTCGACGGGTTCTTCGACCGGTTCCTCCGTGGGTTCTTCGGCAACCTCTTCGACGGGTTCTTCCGCAGGTTCCACGGCAGGTGATTTACGCCGATTGATCGATTCGACCACTTTCAAACGATATTTGCGGGTCTTTTTAGGAGCAGTCTCGGATACATCGTCATATTCTACCATTTGTAAATTTCTCGTTTTGAAATAGTCTATGTATTCTTGTAATTTGCCTTGTTCTATCAACAAACGTTTCATTCCCAAAGGTAAAATACGACGATTGTCGTCATTGGGGTCACGATCTAACTGATACGGTTTACGTAATTCATATATTTGTTTTGTACCGTTCCATCTATGATATTTGGGACCCTTTTCCCTTTTTTTTTTCGTTTGTCGGTTGGACATCTATATGTTATAATAACATAATATAACTTCTACATTTGAACTTTTCATCATATACGCCCCCTGACCCTGAACCCGACCGGAATGCGACAACAGTACTCGTAAATGAATTGTCCGGATTCATTTACGAGTGTAAAATATGAGGTTTCATACCATTAGAAACCGTAACCGTTCATTATTTTGACACTGTGAAGACCTTTATGCACATTCGTCAAAATGCGTATTTTTTCTAAATTGTACGGACGAAAACAGGATATAGAATCATCAAATGTTCTCCATTCCACCTTACTTACTTCTGACGTTTGAAAAATACCCTTGTTGACAGAATCTTCGTAATTCATGTACATTAAAAAATACTTGTGTTTGTACGATTTGTAATTTGAACCCGTGAAAATTTCCTCAAACGGCAAAATATTTTGAATGTACACCAAAGATTCTGTAGGATAGCCCGTTTCTTCCGAAAATTCACGTATGGCACAATCATAGTCATTTTCTTGGTTATTGCGCCGACCTTTGGGGAATCCCCACTCGGGTTCATCCCAACACGGGTATCGGTTACTTTCTTCGACCAACGACTTTAACGTATAATGTTCAGAATTGTTATGAATACCGTGTAACAACATTTTGTATTTCTCGCGTGAAACAATTTCTTCGGTTTTATACTGGTTATTCACGCAATCTCCCCAAATATTTCTCCACAGCAGATCGAAATCACCGAGACATAGTATTTCTTTCTCGGCATTTGTCATCTGTTTCAACATATTGATAATATAGTTCTTATTATAAATGGAATATTTACCCCGCATAAAATCAATATAACCCAGAGTATCCTTTCTTCTTATCAACAGATATTCTAATCTGGTTTTAGATTGTTGGTCAGATTCCTCCAAAACCGGTGCTCTGCGAAAAACAATGATTCCAATACTGGTTATGGGCATCTTACATTGGTGAAATAAATGTCCGGGTTTACCACAATTATTACAAATGTTAGTATTGTGGTAAGCATTGATCGTATTATTTTTACTACCTTTTTTACCCCCCGAAGGGGGCGATTCTGTTGGAACATAAGACAAAACAACATTGCCGCGCGCATTTACAATGCGTGAAGGTGTAAAAGACGGGACCGAATCTTCTAATTTAGTTTTAATATCAACATTCATATTCATTTTATGAATGTCGTTTTCTGAAAGAGATTTCATTTATTGAATTCGATTATACTGTAAGATTATAGTCATCAAGTTCTATATAGTTTTAACAGAAAATGAAATACAATCCAGATGTGTGGGGACCTCACTATTGGTTCTTCTTACAATCTATCGCACATGCTTATCCAGAAACACCCAATTCCGTAACCAAAAGAAAGTATTATGACTTTATTCAAAATTTACCCCTGTTCTTGCCAGATTCAAACATGGGTGACCAATTTAGTAAATTTTTAGACAAATATCCGGTAACACCCTATTTGGATCATCGCGATTCGTTCATCCGATGGGTCCATTTTATTCATAACAAATACAACCAATATCTCGGAAAGGAAGAAATATCGTTGTATGACAGCATTGATCGATACTACGACGAGTACAAACCTAAACCGGTAATCATAAGTGAAACACTCCACATTCGTAAACACATTCTTTACATAAGTTTAATATTATTTTTGATATTTTTAATATATGTTCTCTATAGATGATATAGATGAGGTTTGAAATCGTAATATTATTGATTACGGGATTAATCATAGGAAACATGTATACCGACGGAAAATATCTTAAAATAGCACTGTCTTGGAAAAAATATTATAAAATGATCGGGGTCGCGTTTGCCGGGCTGGCGTTGTGTTGGCTTTTACGAAAAAATCCCGACCGCGCACATACCATTTTACAAACGAGCAGTGATTATGTCAAGTATCTCCCCGTAGACAAAAATGTAACAAGTTGTATTGCGCCCTTGCTCAATTTTACGAGTAATCCGCAGTACATGGACGGGGGTAGAACAATTGCCGGAGGCGAACCTCACGTTGGCCGTCAACATGTAGCGTCACAACGTATCATGGAATCGGGAAAACGGTCTACGAAACGGTCGGTAAGTGAAACCAAGAAAAAATTTGTGGCCGCCAAACAAAATTGGCGATGTGGCGACTGTAAAAATCAATTGTCGGCATGGTTTGAGGTAGACCATACCATACGGTTAGAGAACGGAGGTAGTAATCATATTGACAATTTAGTGGCATTATGTCGAGAATGTCACGGAAAAAAAACGGCGATTGAGAATCTATAATTATGTCGACCGAAAATACCAAAAAGATTTGTAAATATAAAATAGTCCCAAATTATATAGGATGAGTACATTGACAGATAACATTAAAAAAATGGTTTCTTCGCCGGATTCCATAAATTATATCGTATTTTATCTGGTTTTATTTGCTTTTATTTTGGTATTACCTTTTTTCCTCTTCAATGTATCGTCGGGATTGAATGCAGACAGTAAATATTATTATGGTCTTTATGTCACTATTTTTACGATTGCGATCGTGGCATGTTTACTGATTCTTATCCGAGATCAAAGATATATCAAATCCTTGTTTGGGCTGATGTTTTTCGTGTTATTCATGATCGGAATATTGTGTTTTTTTGCAAACCGATCATTTACCGGGGATGTGTCGAATACTTCGATGAATATTATTCTGGGAATTACGCTAGGTTTGGTCGTATTTGTGGCATTGGCCATGTTTTACAAGATATTTTCAAACATGTTGGAGGGTCAGACCGGTTGGATTAATTTTATTATTCAATTCATCTTTTTTATTCCTTGTATTATCAATGAAGTCGTGGATTATGTCTTGGATCAGTACAAAAATACGCCAAGTTCGGTATTAGTATTATTTATCATCGAAATATTGTTGTTGATTTGTTACTGTTTGATTCCGGTCATCAGTGGCGCCGTACTGAATACCAAGGGCAACAATATTTTATTGAATCCCGTCTATTTAAAAAATAAGCAGATTTTGGTAAGTGGTGAAGACTTGACATATTTGGAAAAAAATGATCCCATATCTGGCAGCGAGACAAAAATACCACTAAGTAGTTACGCTATATCCATGTGGATATACATGAACCAACATGATCATCTTCTAGAAAAAGGATCCTATAAAAACATATTTACTTATACCAACAGTGATAATACTGAAGCCAAACCCCAAATACTGTATTATAACGACAGAGATAGCGAAAAGAGAGCTAAGAATGTGTATAAAATAATCTTTCAGGGATCGAATACATCTAAAAATACGAGTTACCAAATAGATTTACCCGGACAAAAATGGAATCATTTGTTTTTCAATTATCGCAACGGTGCCAACGTAGAACTTTACTTGAACGGAGTGTTGGAACGCAATTTCGAATTGAAATACAAACCAAAATACTCTTTGGGCGATACCATGATTGTTGGTGATGAAAATGGTTTAGATGGTTCTATTTGTAATATTACTTATTACAGCGAGCCATTGAGTAAATTTCAGATAGCCAACACGTACAATTTATATATGTCGCGCAATCCACCTATCCCGTAGAAGATCATTTTGGAAATGAATCGACACCAACCGTAGTTGCTCCCACTCCTGAAAACGGCAAGGATGTAAATATTTGATTAGGAGAGTAGCGAGAAAGATAAAGATATTTCTCAGTAAATAATATATAATATAAAATGGCAAAATCAAAAGGAGGAGCCCCGAGTGTTATTAATACAGTTATGACCATTGTGGGTATTATTGTGATAGCCGTGATCGGTTATTACATATGGTATACATGGTTTTCCGGAGTAAATAATTTAAGTGGTACTCAAATTAATTTAAACACAACCACGGCACCTGCGAGTATTTCGGTATCATCTTTGACGAATCCCAAGTCGACGCGATACTCTTACGGAATTTGGGTGTATGTCAATACATGGAATGTTGCCAATAACAAGGTGATATTTAGTAGATACAACGATATAGTGGTATATTTAGACAACACATCTGCGGTATTGAAATGTATTGTAGGCCCCAACTACAACGATCCTACTGTTACTACCGTAAGTAATACGATTGATTTGAACAAAGTCAGCACCACCAACGCGATTACCGTTACCAGCAATTTCCCTATTCAAAAATGGGTATATTTGACGTTTGTCATCGACAACCAAACCATCGATATTTATTTAGATGGAAAGATGGTCAAATCGTTGGCTATCCAACAGGTTTCCCCCGACGACAAAAATAATATTTATTACGGTTATGGTTCCGGTTTTGACACGGTTGTCTCGGGATTCCAGCGTTGGGCGAGTCCCATTGACCCCCAATCGGTTTGGAGCGCATATACTTCTGGCAACGGTTCATCCGCAGTAACCAGCTCAACGGGATATCACGCGGTGATCAATGTAACCAAAAATAACGCTCCAAGTAGTCACATTAAATTGTTTTAGATGAATCAATTGAAAGGCGACCCACCTTCGGTGAATTGTCCTATTTCAAATGTTAAGGGTGTAAAAGTTGCGAGAGACCCCCAAAAAATATAATGATAATATAATATAAATACTATCATTAAATATGGCCGAACCCGCCCCATCTACCTTTGGTGAAAACGTATCCAATGGTGTAGAAAAAGTAGGAGAATCGATTGGAAATATCCGAGAAAATGTCAGCAATACCGTGAAAGATTTTTCTTCCAACGCTTCTAATTTCTCTACCCAAGAATTCTTAGATTCAAACAGTATCATTGCCAAATTTGTCTTTTTAATTTTGGTACTTATTGGCTTTTTAATAATTATGAATTTAGGCATTAGTTTGATTACTTACTTTATGCAACCGAACCCCAATCCTTACGTAGTGTCTGGATTACTCTCGGGAAATAATTCGCAAATTGTGTATCAAGACCCCAAAAAGGCCGGTTCAGTAGCCATTTTACGTTCCAATAATGCGAAAAATGGTATCGAGTTCACCTGGTCTATTTGGTTGAATGTCCAGGATTATTATCGCAATAATCCCAGTACATTTCAACACGTTTTCTCAAAAGGCGGCAACGGAACCTATGATACCAATGGCGTGATGAAAGTAGACAATGGTCCTGGTCTGTATTTGATACCCAGTGCTCCTGTAGAGGGAAACAGTATCAACATCTTACCATCGGGCTACAGTGGTAACGTACAAATGAATGCGCGCATTTATATGAATACCGCATCTTCAAAGCCCACCAGTGACATTACCAGCATATCCGAATATGTAGACATTGGTAATATACCGATGAAGGCTTGGTTTAATTTGATGATTCGTGTAGAAAACAAAATCATGGATATTTACATCAATGGTATGATTACCCAGCGTATTATTTTTCAAAATGTTCCTTTACAAAATTACGGCGATGTTTATGTGTGTGGAAATGGCGGTTTCAACGGTCAGATTTCCGATTTACGTTATTTCAACCGCGCATTGAACGTCTTTGAGATAAATAATTTAGTCGCCGCCGGACCCAATTTGACAACCAACATCAATTCGGGTGTAAGCAACATGGCGTTCCAGTGGTACAGTGCCAACGGTAATTTGAAATAAAGAATTATTTGTCAAAATTAACTTGTAATCATAACGTATATTATGTCTACAAGTACTCAAAGTCAAGATGAAAAAATTATATGTAGTATAAATGCTCAGCGTACCCGGTTTTTATCTTTACTTACACCTCAGAACCGGTATACCCCGGTCTCTCCATATCCGAAATACAGTAAAGCACAGTTGGATATGAGAAGAAAAACGGAAGTACTCAAATATGAAAAAAATTCTACTCAAGCCTCGAGTTTGACCAAATCACAAAAATGGTCTCAGTTGGTAACTAATAATGGTCGAACCCCCGTTTGTTATAAAAATCCTTATTTACCTACTCCCACTTCCGCATGCGGTGTACCGGGACCATTGGTATTTCTCTCTTACGATCCTAATGTTCCACTTTACAACTATTCCAGTTCCAAAGACGTCTACGCAAACTACACAGAAACTACTTACATTCCTTGGACAACCGCACTAAATACGATAAAACCTATTGCCGTCAACAGCATTGAATCAAATTTGTTTACTCTAGCCATTCAAGACGCACCTAATCCCTCGTATACCTTTCGATTTACAGCTCCAATAGGTATATACGTATCGGGTAACAATACAAGTACTCAAGATGTTACTGGAAATATTTCCATCACCGGTTTAACCTTGAATATATATTACTACACGGGTACCCTGGATAGCACCAATACTCCAACGTACACTCGAAACATCACTTCAATATACACTCCCATTTTTTCCAACAGTACCACATTTACCACAAATAACATTGCGTCGTCCTCGCCTACGAATTATTTTGAAGCGATTCAATATGTTGGAAATATATCTGTCCCGAACGTACCCTTGACCACAACCTATGGTTATATTTACGATTTTAATTTGAAGTTTAACCTTCAAAATAACACAACCTCCGGCAATCTCGGGAAGATCAGTAATTTGTCGTACGGGGCCTATTTGAACGCACCAAATCTTAGCGCATTGAAGAATTGTACTGTCGTTCCACAGTCTAATGCGACCGTGTCGAGTTACCAACCATTTTCATTTGGCGGGGTATAGTCCAACCGCCGACATATCGTGTGTAATTTCCATTCCACATCGTCTGGATAGAAACCCAAGTCGTACCTAAGTTCATCTATTCTGTTCTTGAACCAATATATGACGCCATATACAACGTGGCACCACACTTGCAACAATTTCTGCTTTTCGGCACTCATCGTCGGATGCGATTTCGAATGAAAAATGATATTGTCTAATAAAAACTCGGGATTAGTGAAATAGCGTTCCATGTCCAGATATTTATGGTCATATTGTAGGCTTGAATCGATAGTTGGTGCCATACGTAATATATATTTCAAACCAGGTAAAATAGACTTGTAAAGATTTTTGGTAGCGGGGGTGACTTCTTTTACACATTCCGTTTCTTCGGTAATTTCGTTCAACAAAACCTCAATGTCGTTAAGAATGGGTTGGATCGCGCACGGTTCGTCCTTTTTATTTTTGAAAGTTTCCAGTTGTTCCAACTGTTTCCTCTTTTTTTCAATCGTTTCGTTCAACGAAATATTGAAGTTGGTGATTTCGTTGATTTGTTCTTTGTTTGCCGAATAAAGATTCGAGTACAAAAAATGACGCATGTTTTTTTCGTGTTGGATTTGTTCAAGATAATTGAATTCTGTTTGAATATGCCGAATCTGTTCGTCAGAAAGAACCGTCGATTGATAACTACCACCTCTCACGTTTTCAATCCCGTACTGAAACATATATTTTTTGACATATTTGTCTACATTCATAACATCCGCGGTCCAAGATTGTTCTGCGATACTTTGAGGTTTGAAAAGATAGGGAAATTCGAACAATATCTCACATTCCATCATTACTTTATTCACATCCTCAGTTTCCGTGTAATAAACAAAGAATTTCGGGGTGTCATCTTTGAGTTGAACGACATAAAGAATATGTGACGCCATGTAAATAATATTATATCAAATATAAATTTTATATAATAAAACTGTAAATGTTTATTTCATACACATTTGTTGACTGGGAAATAATTGCCCGGACATACATTTTTCAGAGTCCTCTACTTCTACACATCCGGTCTTGCCTTGAAATTCGCCTACCAAACACCATTTGTTTTTATTAGCAGAGATCGGATTTTGAATAGGGTTGATCGTGGTATCCGCGGAAGGAACATTCACAGATACATCGGTCGAACTGGGACACCCATGTTCAAGATGTTTATCGAGGTAATTATTGGGAGGATTTTCGCGCAAAGCCGGATGCAACGCAAGAGTGGATCCGATGGAATTAAACACCGCAGAAGAATACGTTTTGGCTGCCGGGACATAGTTGGGAATGTCACGTTTATCGCTTGCCGCCAAAAATAAGTTACCGACATCTTTGGCAGAACCACCGACGACATCAATGCCGAATTTTGTGGTGTCTGTCGCCAAATCTGCGGTAGTATTGATAACAGATCCTGTAGTATACCCAACCGCAGATAAAAGCGGTTTAAAGAGGCCTACAATGTACTGAATAAAGTTACCAATAAGATTGAAAAAATTTATCCCTAAAACTGCGAAAACCAAAACAAGAATCAAAATTAAAATAATCAAGTCTTTAGAATCGGGCAAAAACCTTGGTAAATTAGATTCGTTGGGTACAACAGATGTATTTATAGAACTAGTATTCGTATCCATTTGTACCTCTGAATATATAAAATGCCATGATTTTATTTACAGAAAACCGTGGTTTGTACGTTTGAAATCAACGTTTTAAATATATCTTGAATATAATAAAATATCGATGTTTATAAATTTCTTAGAGACGTTTTTTTTCCTGAGTTTAGGAATCGCGTTCGTATTGATTTTACTCATAGTTTACCATTTTAAACAGCAAATTTCGGCCATTGAACAAAAGTCCGATACGCTGTTTGATATCGTACAGCGTCTGGCCAAAGAACTTTCGGTATTGAGACATCAGGCCACCGTTCAGCCCAGTGTGCCCATGTTTTTCTCGTCCAACATTGAAAATTTAGGTAATCTTCACGATTTTCAGTCTTCCATGCGGGCATTCGACCCTTCTACGGTAAAAGAGATGAATGACGAGGACGACGACGAGGACGACGACGAGGATGATGACGAGGACGACGACGAGGACGACGAGGACGATGACGACGAGGATGAGGATGAGGATGACAATATGATGTATGCTGGAGAGGAATTTGAGACCGACGATCTCGACCACAATGAAGGCGAGCAAGTCTTCAAAAAAATCAAGGTGGATGATGATGTGATGGAAGGAGAACCTGTCACCAATTTAGAAGAAATTGCGGAAGAATTGGTTCTCGAAAAGGATTTACAAGATTCTAGTGAGATTCAAGAGTTGGAATTGAACATGGACGATAATATTGAATCTCAAGTCCCAGAAATTGACGAAGATAACAAGGACCCACCGTCGGTAAACACAGAGTCTTACAAGAAAATGACATTGACTGCGTTGAAAACATTGGTACTGTCTCGAGGGATTCAGGTAGACATGTCCAAAATGAAAAAGAATGATTTGATTAAATTATTACAATAAATTTCTATCATTAGTTATATTATAGTGTCAAATGTCTTTTGTACCCGAAAAGAGTGAATCGAAGTTTGTTTCTGAACACAATCTAAATATGACAAGTTTGCCCTACAATTATTTGCCCCAGACACGCAGTCTAAATAGTGAAATCCCGTCCGTGAACACGTGGTACCAGCCCGGCGACAAAGAAAACGAGGCGGTGTTAAACATGTTCAATATTTCCTCGAACCAACAGTACCGAAAATATATGACCAAGAACAGCGAAGAAATAATTAATTTCAATCAAAAAGAATACAAAAAACAATCGATTAAATAATCATCTGTATACCATAAATACACATGATTGGAGAACCCCAAAAAATGATCAGTTTCGACGTCGGAATAAAAAACATGGCCTATTGTGTGTTTGAAATAAACAATTCAGGGTGTAATATAGTGGATTGGAATGTTGTGAATTTGATGGACGATGGCGAAAAAAAAACAGACATACCAAGGTGTCAAGAGATAGCAAAACAATCCAAAAAAATCTGTGGACACCTTGCCAAGTATAAGAAGGGAGAACTTTGTTTTTGTGAAAAACACGCAAAAACGAGTACTTTTTTGATGCCAACCAAGGCAAGTTCTCCAACTCATTTAAAAAAACTAAAGTTGGCGGACCTTTTCAACCATGCGACTGAACATAAGATTCCCGGTATCAATCTTTCTGAAAAGAAATCCCAAGTGTTGGAAAAGATTCTCATACATTACGATTCTGTTCTCCTAAAACCCATCGTAACTGTCAAAAAAAATGCCAAAGAACACAGCCTAATAGAAATTGGCAAAAGTATGAAACGGGAATTCCAGAAGATTCCCTCCATGAAGGGGGTTCACACGGTTCTCATTGAAAACCAAATTTCGCCATTGGCATCTCGAATGGCCAGTATTCAAGGGCTATTGACCCAGTATTTTATTATGGAGAATGACGAGAACCAACCCGACATCCATATAGAGTTTATTTCTTCAAAAAACAAACTAAAATTGTTCTCGGGTTCTTCCGCGGATACGGTTCCCACCGTAGCACATAAAGTGTATAAACAACATAAAAAAGACGGGGTAACTTACGCCAAACAGATTATTTCGAATTATCCTGGATTTTTACCGTGGTTGTCGAAGCTCGATACCCAAAAAAAGGATGATTTGGCCGACTGTTTTTTACAAGGAATTTGGTATATGAATGACAAAAATTGGATTCAAACACAGTAAATGATGGCTTTATTCGAAAAACTGACGATATAACTCTACAATGTATTCGTAAACGGAACGGGTGTTCTGAGTGGGTGTGTTGTTTTGAACGTCCGAATCATTGTCGGGTTTACAGTATTCAAGATTGTGGTTGTTTTTGGGGAGGTTCGGAACTAAATTACAAATGGGCGATGTGATGGTGGCGTTTGATCCGTCGATGGGCTGATCTGGACATTCTTCCCATTCTTGAATGCCGATTTCCTGCCAAAAACGTTCCATTTCTTCTTCATATCTGCGTTCTTCTTCCTCGGCGGCGATGTGGTCCATGGCAATGTCGTAGTAGTCGTTACCGGACATTTTGGTAAACCCAATGAGGGTGGGAGTGGGGGTAATATCACGAGTAAATTCACAAAAAACAATCAATTTTTACAATTTTGAGGTTTTCAAGCGAAAAAATTACAATACGTTAAAATATCATATAAAAAATAGACGTGTTAAATAATAAAGAACTATGGAAGACATCACATTAGATTTAGATAACTTGGAGCCGATTCGTATTGATTTTAGCGACCCTACCCCCAACACACGTAGTGCCGGTAATTTTGGTTCGGGGATCGAACTGTTGATGAACGACAAAGTTAAAAGTTCAAATAACGCAACTACCATTGACATGAAAGATTTAGATAATTTGGAGAACGAACTCAACGATCTTTCGTCGAGTTTAGAAGGTACCAAACCTGCGGCGACGGCGGGTGGTTCATCGTCCAGTGGCGAGACCCGCAGTTTTGGCGGGTTTTCCAGTTTTTTTGGCGGAAATAACGCGGCGAAAACCACGGATAATATCAAAATAATCACGGAGGATGATGCGGCGACCGATTCGCACATTGGAAAAGCCACGGCGGAGTCGATGGGGGGGAACACCAAAACCTGGGACGGGTATTCTAAAATGTCGGATGTCCCTCCCAACACGCGCGGGTCGTCATTTCCATCGGCCAACATGTCGGACCGTGAAAAGAGACGTAAAAAGCGCTCGATGCTTCGTAGTTTGGACGAATGGTACGAAAAGGGAATATTAAAATCTTCGACAAATTTTACGATGGACTCTTCTTATGAAGAGATTGAAGACGAGTATGAGGGTGCTCTGGAAGATAAACGCAAACGCGACGCGGTAAAATTACAACAGAACTGGTTAATTACGGCGATTAATACGATCGAGTATGGAAACGGTGTCTTTAATCCGTTTGATATCAATCTAGACGGTTGGGGGGAGTCGGTGAGCGAGGATATTGATAGCTACAACGAGATTTTCGAACAATTACACGACAAATACAAGGGAGGTAAAATGAGTCCGGAATTGGCCTTGCTCCTGAAATTGGGGTTCAGTGCGAGTGTGGTACATTTTACCAATCGTACACTTTCAACGGCGGCACCGGGTGTGGACGATGTTATGCGTCAAAATCCGGAATTGATGCGAATGTTTACGAATGCTACCGTGGATGTCATGAAAAAATCGTCTCCGGGGATGTCCTTTGCCAGTGAACTGTTGAATAACAATCGTCCGACCACGATGACGGGGCCACCTCCGGTTCCCGTAGAGACAAGAAACCAGGCGCCTCCACAAAACCGTCCGGGCATGACTTTCACCCAACCCGCATCCAATCGTCCGGATATTTCCATGGGTCGCGGTGCCATGTTTCAGGAAGGAGGAGTGGATGTGAATCAGGGATTTCAGAACGTGAATGTGCCGCCTCCTCAACCCAGATCCATGATGCCCCCACAACCTTCACAGTTTCAGCAAGCACAAACTCCCCAACAGGCTCCGCAACAACGGATCGAAATGAACGGACCCAAGTTGACCGATATAGATAGTATTTTGTCGGGATTAAAGACCAAAACTGTGGATATACGTTCTTCTGCGCCACCTGCCGCCCTAGGTGAACCCATGTCTCACGAAAATGATTCGATGATCAGCATCACCAGTTTGAAAGATTTACAAAATAGTGCGATGCCTAAAAAATCGTATCGTCGCAAACCTCGTTCAGATAAGAACGTGGTTTCACTCGACATCTAAGGTCGAAACGTGGTAACGTTGCCCTTGCCTTATGTTCCAGCAGAATCGGCAAAGGTGTAAAGATTGATTTATTTTTATTGTCCTATAAAAATAAATCAATATATAATGTTCAACGGTGTAAAGTAAAAATTGATTCAATAAAACTAAACGGGTTTGTATTGAAAACTCGTGATGATGACTCGTTCCAGAACCCGCGCAATGTCCATTACGGTACAAGACTCGGAACCCGCGGGGATAATTACCCGTTCGAAATCCACGTCAATGTTGACAAATAAACGCGTAGAATTCGACGTAGACATGGATTTTGATAAAGCCTCCCACGAATGGCGTAAAAACAAACAATACCAGGGGAACGGATCATTTATTTACAAAAGGTCCCGTAGTCTAGTAAAATAAGGTACATTTTATATATAAAAATATATAAAATGGATAACATACATTTGTCTTTTGAATTAGCCATACCTATTATAATTGTTTGTGTATTTTTTTGCGCGTGTCTGTTTCGTCCCATACGCGTTTTTTTAGAAAATTAAACTAAAAACCGGGTAATATCGTATTTTTTCCACAATTCAATGTGTTTTGTGCGCATAATTTCTGCCATTTGTTCTGGTTTCAACAAATGATCGCGGTTCAATATTACGGAACATTCCAATATAAAATCGCGAGCCTCGGACAGAATGACCAACGCCGCGTCATTTGCGGAAACCAGCAGGTCGTTCACCTCTTGATCAATCAAATACTTGGATTGATCGCTCAAATCCGGATAAATGTTGCGCCGGCCCATGCCGTACTGAACAATCATATTTTGCGCCAACTTGTAGGCTTCGTCCAGATCTTTACGTGCGCCAGTGGTGACAGAATAACCAAAAAACAATTCTTCGGCGATGCGGCCACCTAACAACACCATCAAATGTGAAAACAGACCTTCTTTCGTATAAATATTGATGTTTTCGTCGTTACTTTCAAAGGTAGTATATCCAGGGGTTTTGGGTGACCACAAATTCAAACATACTTTGGTCAATTTGGGATGATTCTTACATAAAAACCCGACCACAGCATGCCCCATTTCGTGTAGAGCAATACGTTGAATAATATCGTCCGAGTATTTCGATTCGGTCGATTGCCACCCCGCCAAAATGCGGTTGATGATGTATTCCAAATCTTCTAGGGTAATCACTTCGCGATTTTCTCGCAGAGCACGTAACATGGATTCGTTCAACAAATTTTCGATTTGTGCTCCGCTGAATCCCCCGGTCATTTCTACCAATGAATCCAGTTCAATGTTGGACGACATTGGTTTACCTTTCATGTGAATGTCGAGAATTGCCCGACGGGTATCACTATCTGGGTTGCCAATAAAAATATTTTTATCCATTCTACCGGGACGAATCAACGCGGTGTCGAGTAAATCAATACGGTTGGTTGCGCCAATAACAAAAATGCCGCTCGAATGTTTGAACCCGTCGAGATTGATCAACAATTGGTTGAGAGTTTGGTCCTTTTCCGAGTTAGAACTTACCATGTCGTTTCCGCGTTTTCTGGCAAGAGCATCGATTTCGTCAATGAAAATAATACACGGTTTGTTCTCCTCGGCAAGTTTGAACAGTTCTCGCACCCGCATGGCACCCACCCCAACATATTTTTCGGAAAATTCACTTCCCGACACAGGAATGAAAGAAACATTCAACTCGCCACTGAACCCCTTTGCCATGAGGGTTTTTCCGTTGCCGGGAGGACCCTCGAAAATCATACCTTTGGGTGTGCGTACATTGTATTTGCGGTATTTTTCATAGTTGATCAGGATATCCGCCGTTTGTAAAAGTTCCGTCTTTATCTTGTCGTAACCGCCGACATCATCAAACGTATATTCTGAGTTGCGAATGATTTGAAAATTTCCACCGGCACCCCCCGCCGATTCGTCCTCCCCGCGTTTTTCTCGGGTTCCTGGTGGGAAAAAAATGTCCCCCATGCCCAATCCAATCGTACGTTCATGTCTCTTCTCAAACAGTTTGGGGTCCTTATAACGGAACACACCCATACCGTCAATGTAACCGTATTCTCCTTGATGGTTTTTGTGTTTGTGATCATATGACGCCTCGACATCATCGGAATGAACATCTGGGTTATCCGCAATATCGTCGAGTGTACGTTTAAATATTAGAAAGGCTTGTTCTTCTTCGTCGTTTTTTGTGGCTTCATCATAATTTTTCATGAATTTGTCGTTAAGATCGACCAACTGTTCCGTTACATTCATAAATGGACGATTTGTGTATTTGTTTTTATAAGGGGAATATCGGCTGTTCTTGAGATAGAACAGTTTCTCCAATTTTTCAATGTTCTTCGCGTCCAGATGGTTGGTGGGATTCGTATACCACTGGGTATTTTTGGGAAAAGTAAAGGAACCCACCTTTACCACCGAAACCAACAACCATAGCCAGCCAAGACAAGATAGAGACATTTTATATAAATAAACGTACGTATTTATATATATTTTATAATTAGTGTTTTACACCGATGAATATTTGATTATTGAAACGGCGGTTTCAATTCTCGTCCAGTCTTTGTCTTTCAAGACTGTGTAGAATAAGAAGCATAAGCGGTGATAGATGAACCCAAAGAACTACTCAAACACGAGTCAGCTGATATTATAGGGGAACCTTCATAAGGAGATTTTGTCAGTAATGTCTTTGGTCGTGGCGGACAGCTCTTTTTTGATGGTTTCTATTTTGTCTACATATTTTTTCATAAAAAAATTACACCTTTGACGATTTAAAACGCCCATTATAGATACATTTTCTTTGCGTTTTTGCGAGTTTTGTTCTTTGTTACATATTTTTCCCTCCTATTATAAGCACCTTCTAAGATGTTCTTATAATAGTGTTTCGGGGTATTTTCTATGGCATTGCGAATGTTTTCTTTCAAATTCGCATACTTCAAACCACCACTGTATTTGTTGAGACGGGATTTCAACATACTGAAATAATTTTCTATAGCATTACTGAAGTGTTGGTAAGGGACGCTGTAAAGCAAGGTATTGTGTTTATTCACCAACTCCCGAATCGTATCATTCTTATGAACAGACGCATTGTCCAATATTATCACCTTGTTTTTGTATTTACCTGTAATAAATTGTTCCAGAAATGCTACCATTCGGTCAGTGGTCATACCGCCTTTTTCATACAAATCCCATCCTTCCACACCATTGATTGAAATCGCAAAAACACCTGTATATTTCTTGAATACATCAGGTGACTGGGTTGTAATGACACATCGTTTGCCTCGCTGACTCTAACAATGATTGCGTTTTTGTAGGGATTTGATGCTCGTCTCATCAATACAAATAATGTCTTCTATTTTGTGTTGTTGAATCGTCTCGTAGAATTTGGCAAGTTCCTCGTTGATATTGATTTCTTTTCCCCAACGAAGAATCGGTTCGTGGCGAATACGGGTGAGTTTCAAGGTGATGTTGTTGTCATTGACGACTTGTCCCAAATGGGTGCGACTCAGGGTCATAGAAGGGTACCTCCGTTTTATCAAATACAACAAATCTTCCATTGTAACTGTCTTGTTCTTCCGTAATTCGTCCTTGATAAATCGTATATGTTCTCGCTTGACTTTGTAAGCAATGGGTGTTCGGTTTTGACGCCGTATGTTGCCTTTTCGCTTGTATTGTTCTACCCATCGCATCAAACTGCGCCGGGAACATTGAAATATTTTACACACCTCCTCCTGGGTCTTGTCCTCCACTAAATAGTGCTGAACAGCGGTCAATTTGTAGTCCTCACTCTTATGGGACATATTTATACAATTATAACATAAAAAACTTAAAAATGTGGTGAGTTATATTATAGAATGGAGCAAGAAAATGCCGAACTCAAATTGAAGATAGAGAAACTCACTCAACACATTGCTGAGTTGGAGGAACACTTGAAAAAATACACGAATAGCACCCGACACTTGAAGTATTATGAAAACAACAAGGAGGTCGTGAAAGAACGCACCAAGAACTATGTGGAAAAAATCAAAGAAAGTAATCCTGAGAAGTTGAAGGAGTGGAGAAGAAATTATTACCTGAAGAGGAAAGAGAAGTTGAAAGAACAACAAACCGAAAATACATAAAGATATGTTTATATTGTTTCAAAATGGTTCATTGGATATACATTTTGAAATGTGAAGGTGATGTTTATTATGTTGGTGAAACAACACGATTATATAGAAGATTTTGGGAACATCAAGATGGATGTGGTGGATTAAATACCCAGATTCACCCACCAGAAACAATTGTAGCTATCTATCCAATACACAGATTATATAAATTTATTCGTCATACTCAGCTAATAAAGAGTAACAATTATAACACGGGTTATAATATATTTTTTGATAGAAATGGTATATTGGAAAATTTCAATATTGAAGATGAGTATGACCAGTTTAACCATTTATGGACAGAAAACTTTATTGTTGAAAAAGTAATGATTGACAATAAAGAGAAATGGGAAAATATCCGTGGAGGCAAATATACAAGATTCAATACTGAATACTGTTTTCCAACAAATAGTTATGTTAAGGAACTACCTAATTGTCATTGTGGGTTTCCCTGCGACATAAAGAAGAATGATAGTGATAATTATTTATACTTTCGTTGCGCTAAGAAAAATATGTGGGACGATTTGATAGAAGAATTTGATATAGAAGATGAGCCGTGTAAATTTTTTATGAGATATACAAATGATACAAGTTATAATACAGAATATGAACGCCGTAAAGAACGAATCAAAGAGTTGTTGAAGAAATCAGGATGGCTACGAAATTTAGGTTTCTACGAGTTTTGTGTAGGAGGGTGTGGTAAATCATATGATGGAGATTATTGTGTGAGATATGGTAACGGTATAAATCTATGCTTTGATTGCTTTCTTGACGATGATACGCGAAACAAACTCAAAGAAGCATATCCAGACATTCCAAAAGGTAAATGTTTGATTGATACCAGTCAATTATAATAATTTAAGTATTTAGGAATTATATCGTAAAATACTTAAAGATAATATCTTTAGGCAATATAGAGGATGGGTAAAAAGAAGAAGGACGACCCCTCCAACGAAAAAGTCACTCGCAATGATGTCAAATCACGCAAGGAAATCAATAAAGACACCGAATTCACCTGTGTTAAGATGAGTTACAATTCATTGGTTGGTAATAACTATTTGAACGGCGGTATCCAAGACATTGTCTTGAACATCAACAAAATTTGTTTCTTGTCTTACCAACTGTTGAACTACCATTTTACCCGTCTTTTAGACGAAAATAAACCCTTACCACCCATCACGCAAAACCTGTTTTATCAAGCGTGTTCTACGGTATCTGTAATGAAAGACCGCAAAGAGAAAATAGATACCACCGACGAACTCTACATCAGTTTTTCACATTATAAGAACCATCTGGGTGACCTGCCTTTTCGTGACCGTATGGGCAATCTCATCAATAATTTGAATCGGCAACAGCTGACGATGACTGAAAACCATCTCAAACTCAATTTCTACAAACGCTTTCATAAGTATTTGGAATTGAAAACCGGCGAAACACGCAAGGGAGTCATATACCAGTGGTTGAAAGACATTTATGCGGAAGAGTACGACGGTAAGAACTTTTTCATTCGGCGTATGCGAGAGTGGCTCAAATACCCACCCACCGAAGACAATATCAAACGCCATTCGTCCCATTTCGTAAGCATCTATCATAAAATCTTACAGACCTTTGAAAAATACCCTTACACCAAAGGAGTTAGAACCTTTAATTTGTTACCCACCAAGAACTCGTTCAGTTTGTCGGCGATTGAAATCTGTAGTAGTTGTTTGAAGGACATTATTGGGTACTTCACCAAGCAACCCGTGAAGGATTTTGATGAGAACAAATCCGTCTATTGGTATGAGCTGTTTCACATAGAAAAATACGAAACACGGCACCGCAAATTCGCCAACACGATTTATACCGATGGTAAAGTAGCCGTGGTGCGACTCAGGAAACCCAAAAAAGCCGCGGCCAAACCCAAAGACATCCAGAAAATCCGCTACGACCAATTGGTAGGGATTGACCCAGGTGTGCGTTCCTTACAAACTTCGTGTAACGACCAAGGAAGAGTGCTGGAAACTACCACTCCCAGTTACCGCCACGACTGTAAAATGAAATACGCCTGTAAAAAACGAGAAGGATGGTATAAGAAATGGAATCAATACGAAATGTGGCGAAACATTCCCAGTTTCAAAACCGCCAATATAGACAATATGTTACAGTACTTCAAATATACTTATCCTCATTTAACGGCTATTTTCCGGTTTCATTTGTATAAGAACTTTCGGGGGTTATCGTTTCGTTCCTATTGTCGTGGGAAAGCGACAATGGACAAT